ACCAGTATCCACCGCCGCAGCAATCGTGCCCATCACAATGTCTTGGATCTGCTCAGGAGACATTGAAGCCTGCACCGCGCTAATCCGCTTCGTTTCAGCATCATACGCCCTAACTTGAGCCTCAAACTCCTTGATAGCAATATCTCGGGCTTCCATAGACTGCTGAACATTACGAAGCATCTGATGCATCTGCTCCATCTCCTGCCCCATTGCCTGCATCTGCTGTTCTGCCGCTTGCAACTCAGGCGACTTATCATCATCCTGAAGGATCTTCGGATCAATCGTCTTCGCAAACCGCTTGGCCATCTCAGCAGCCCCAGGCCAGTCCATGTTCTTAACGAACAAATCACCCGCCACAGCCCACAATTGAGGATTGCCTTGCAACAACTGAGACATGGCATCCAGAGCCTCTTGGCGCTTGGTCATGTAGCTCGGGCCAGTCGTCACGCACACATCGTATTTGCCCACGCTTGGGTTATAAATCTTCTCAATTACCACCCCAGCCTGATCCAAAATCTTACGCACTGGCTCTTGCTGCGTCGGATCAATTTTGACCATCTTGGTCTCGCCATCAATCCCAATAATTCGAGCAATTCGCTGGGTGTCGTAAATCTTCGGCGCCAAGTCAACAATCTGGCGAGTTATGTAGCGCACAGCACGGGCAAGATTGTCAACGAAGTGGAATGTTCCCATGTCTCCTTGCTTCTCTCGGGCCAAAATGGCACGCCCTGAACGCTCGTTCGACGTCGCGCCCAGGCTTGCGTCATACTGACCCGTCGTGCTCTTGATGTCGTCCGCAGCGCCCATTTTGGCTTGAATAAGCCCTGTCTGGGCCATTGGAGGCAAGGCACGCTGCGGAAGTGGCAGAACCGCGCCCTGTCCATCTGTCGCATCCGGGTTGACTTCCAAGTACGGCCAGTTTTGCGTGTTGGCCGTCTTCCACTGCTGTTCATACCCCTCAAACTGCCCACCATACCCAATAAACGGGGCTTTTGGCGCGAGGGCCAACATTTCAGCCTCTTGGCTAACCCAGTAGTTGTACATCCGCTGAGCATCCTTCGCATTGCGAACCAGCCCAGACACATACAACCGACCATCCACCTCAAACTCGTTACCAACCACCCGAACCACCGGGATGTACTTACCCGCCCAATCACGCTCCTCAAGAATCTCATATCCATTGATCTTGCACCACTTGACTCGCTGCACGTCCACCCGACGAGTGCGAACAGGCTTCATGCCCATCGCCTTCATCTGCTTGTCTTCAGGATCACCCTCAAACACCGACATATTGCCAGGGTACAAGTTCAGCGTCTTCGTCTCATGCTCAATGTAGAAATACTCAGCAATCCGAACCGTGTCCTCGTTAATCCACTGCGACAACGACTGATCCCCAATCCCCAACGTCTGCAACGTCGAAATGGGCCGCGCATCCGGGAACATGCGCTCGTAATCCTCTTTCAGGATGTCCTCAGTGATAAAACACCACTGCGCATCCGAACCGCAAGGGTCTTGAATCGTCGGATCCATGTACACCGAGAACGAATTACGCACCCGACCAATCTTGATGTCCTGGTCAAATGAGTTCTCGTCACAGTACTCCGTCAGCAAACGAATGTAACCCTCACCATACGTCACCTGATTCTCACAAGCCGTGTCGTAAGCAACATCCGCGTCCGAAATGTACTCAATGTGACGCACTAGCCCGTCAAAAATCTCAGCAACCTCAGGGTCCGCCAAATCATCCACCGGAATGACCTTCCCAGCCGGACGATTCTGCCTCTGGTCATTCGTCACCTGCCTCACATGCTGCGGCAACTTGTTCATCGTCAAACACGGCCGAGCATTGATCGTCTGACCCTGCACCGCCCCACGAGTGGCCAACACATCCGCAGGCCATTGCCAATGATTGTCAGGCGAACCCGCATAGAACTTCAGGTCATCAATCTCATCCTCACGACTCTCCGAGTAAGCAGAGATAGCCATCTGCAACCGCGAACGAGCCGTCGAAAGGAGCTTCTCCTCCCGCTTGTCTGATTTCATTTCTTGCCCTTCTTCGAGGCCACTTCACGCTTGACCGAATACGCAATCGCAACCGCCTGTTTTACAGGCTTGCCCGCATTCACCTCAGCCTTCACATTCTTCCGGAACGCCTCTTTCGACGTAGATTTCACGAGCGGCATTTCTTACACCCCCCCTTGCTAGGTTTGTTGGCCGTCTTGGCCGATTCCCTAAAAGCCTTCTCCGTCGGCGCACCAGCCGCCCCAGGCTTTCTCATCTTCTCACCCGAACCAGCCTGAATTCTCTCACGCTTGGCATGAATGTTCGCATATAACCCAGGTTTTGTAGCCATGTCAACACTTCCACCTTTTAAGTGAAGCCTTAGCCCGCTCAGCAGGCCCCTTAGCATTCTTTACAACCCCAGCCATACGAGCGCAAAAACTCGCCTTCCGACCCTTATCCGCCTCAGTCTTCGGACTCGGCGCAGGTGCCTTTAAATTCGAACCCGTCTCCCGGTTGTACTTCTCCCGACCTTTGGCCGTCAAGCCCGCACCCTTAGAAACCGGCAATTTCTCACCACGCCCCACACTCAACGAAACACCCTTTTTCGTAGCCATCACGCCCCCATCCAAGAAGTTACCCCACCACCCAAACCCATACCACCCTTCTTGACTGCCTTCCCACCATTGTATTCCCGGCTCGCCACCGGATAAGCAAACGTCACCGCCAACGCATCCGCCGCATCCGGCGAAGCCAACCCCCGCGCCTTCATCTCCTTCTTCCCCTCCAAAAAGATCGTCCCAGACGAATCCGGCTTCTTCATCGGCCCAATTAAATCCGACCTCATCGCACGATCCTTCGGTAAATGCGCACCCCTCTTTAACCAATCCCTCATCGCCCCCCACATCTCCGCCCTCTTGTTCCCCCACATCACCGGATTCTTCGACTTCCAACCAAAATTCACCCCCCTCACCTTATACCTCTGCTCCGTCAACCGATCCAATACCCCATACCCCAATCCACCCTCATCTATCACCACCAACGCAGGCCGATACTCCTCAATCACCTCAATCACATGCCCCACCGTCACCATCGTGTCATCCCCCTTGTACCTCCTCACATCAATAACATCCCTCCCCCTCCTCACCACTATCACCGTCGAATCCATCCCACCTCGCGCCGGATCCACCCCCACCACCACAGGCAAATCCATGTCCCCATACGCCACCCGCCCCATCGCCTCATCTACCCACACCGGCGAAATAAATTGATCCTCCCCAGCACTCGGAAACTCACCATACACCTCCACCCGAGCCTCTAACGAATCCGCCCCATACTCCTCAATAATCTGCTCATACACCGCCCGGTCCGTCCCCTCAACCGTCCTCGCATCCACCACCCGAGTACGCCAAAAATCCCTTTTCCCACCCTCAAAACACTCATAAAAATACCCACTGTTCCGCCGCGGATTGCTAAACGCCAACCAAAACCGATTCGGCGTCACCTCAGTGAAAAAACCCGCCGCCACCGACCAAATCCCATCATCAATCCCCGACGCCTCATCAAATACCACCATCACACCATCATGGTTGTGCACCCCAGCATACGCATCCGGGTTCTCCTTCGTCCACAACCTACCCTCCACCCCCCAATACCTAACCCCCTTCTTCAAATCCCTCTCCACCAAATCCCCCAACCACTTCGCAGGCATCACCCTCGTCGCACTCACCTCAAACCAATGACTGTTCAACGACATCGATAACCACTTCGTAATCTCCGCCCACGTCACCGACCTCAACTGCGGCTCACTGTTCGCCGAAATAATCGTCGTGCTCCCAATCCTCGTACTCAACATCCACAACACCACCCACGACACCAACGCCGACTTCCCAATACCACGCCCAGAACTAACCGCCATCCTCAAAATCTTGTAACTAAGATCGTCCTCGCTCTCATTCGGCTTCCTCGCATCAGATAAAACCCTGTTCGCCTTGATGTGCTCCGCCATCTCCGTTAACACCTCCCTCTGCCACTTCCGCGGACCCCTAAACCGCTCCAGCGGCGTACCCGCCTCACCCCACGGAAACGCATACATCACAAACGCCAATGGGTTGTCCCTCAACTGAGGACTCCACATCTGCGCCATCAACTCCTGCTCCTCTTGCACTGAATATTTTTGATGTTGCATATTCGCTCCGGAATGTTTGTTTGGGACATTGTATAAATAAAATAAAAAATTTGTGGGGGTAGGCTCCAGCGTGGCCGGTCGGCTCGGCCCTCCCCCCCCCCTTCTTCGCGCGAGCAGGCGCACGCGAGCACGCATATGTGCAGGCGAGCGCACGCATAGGTGGGCGCGTACACGCATGGGCGTGCATGTGAATGCAATCACATCCTAGTGTTTCCCCTAGTGTCCAGACACTAGAACGATGGTACATTTACATCACTGCGCGACACGAACCGGACGGCGCAGCAACACAAACAAGGAGATAGACATGGCAAAACGTTACACCACGATCTACAGCAGCGGCCACAAAGAAGAAACAAGCCACTGGGCGGAGGCTTTCAACTTGCCTGTCCAGCTCGAAGACGGTCAGCGATGGTTTTTGTCGGGCAAAGAAGTGACTGTGCAGGAGTTCAGAGACGCAGCCGGGGCCGCCGGGGACGCAGCATATGAGAAGAAGAACAAAACGCACAAAGAGGTGCGCGTACTCTACGGCAACAGCGCAGCATGCTACGTGACCAAATGGGTTCCCCGTTAATCAACCCAGGGGCTCCGGCCCCATCAGACAACCAACCAAGGAGATAGACACATGCACCAACAATCCACCTACATTGTCCCCCCAACATACGAAGCAGCGATTTATGGTTTTGAATGCGTCGAAGTGGGGGTGCGAAAAGCCCACCTGTTAAAAAACGGCAAGCGCGCTTTGAGCGCGTTTTACAAACAAGAAAACCTTTCGACACTTAAGCGGTTTAGTGACTGGGTTACGTTTATCACAAGCGCTCAATCAGCGAAGTAAATCACGGGGCTCCGGCCCCTCACAAAAGCCAACACAAGCCAACACAAGCCAACCCAAGGAGAACACACCATGCCCAACAAACAATCCGCCCACACTCCCGGACCGTGGAACTGCAACCGGGCCAGCGCGGCAGGCCGCGAAATCATTGTCTCTGAAGTGTCGCCGGTCGATGTTGCTGTACTTAGTCACAGAGACAAGTCGCAATCAGAGATTAACGCCAACGCCCGCCTAATCGCCGCTGCGCCTGAATTGCTCGAAGCTCTGCAGAGCATGACATCGGCCTACCAACAGCACTTTGACGTTATGCCCGTTGCATGGCAAACATTCGACAATATCGCCCGCGCCGCCATCGCCAAGGCCACCGAATAAACGCTTAAACCCCCCACAACCACCAACCCACCCAAGGAGAACACAATGAAAAAACGCCCCCTCGCCCACATCCTGCAGGATCTGGCATTTGCAGCCATCCTGGGTCTGATCGGCGCCTACATGCTGTTGGAGTGGCTTCAATGAGCACTCCAACGTATCGCGCACAGTGCCGGACATTCAAGATTTTCAAGGAAATGTCCGGACTGTCCGGAAATGTTGCAACGAGCTTTCAGCATCCAGTCGCAAAGCTGCGGCTGTTACCAAACTGCAGGGATGCTGACTCGCTGGCCTTGAGGAAGGCCGTAGCGGATTTCGTAAGGAATCAAAAATGACCCAGACCCGCCAAGCCTACCTGCTGGCCCTCCTTCGCGACGGCCATCAATTTAGGTTGGCCGTGATCCTCACGGCTCACTACTTCAACGTTCCCGAGAGCGTGATCGAGAGGGAGTTCTACAGATGAAATTCTGTCCACAATGTCAGGCACCCGGGAAAGTCTTAGAAACCCGCTACAGCCCCAGGGAGGCGTGCAAGCGCCGTCGCATAGGGTGTACCAGCTGCGGCTTCAGGTGGTCAACCTGGGGCGACGTAGACCCAAGCGAGATAGACCAGAAGCTCGATGCCGACGGTCTACCCACATACACCGAGGCACTCCAAGTTTTGGAGGCCCTGGTCCGATCCGCAGGGGGGTGCGCCACGATTGATCAGGTTGCCGTAATCAAAGCGTGGCGGCTCATAGACCGATTTAAAGCCCACCAGAGCGTTTAAATCGCCTCCCCCTCACCAAGCCCGCCCCCCGCGGGCTTTTTCGCTTCTG